ATTTACCTTGCAGAACTGGTCCTCTAAATAGTGTTTGAGCCATGATTATTCTCCTAGTTAAATTCTACATAGTCTCTAGGCCGTCGACTATACTGCGTCTATGCAGAATATTAATTTATGTATAGTGAGTTTTTTATATACTAGTTTTGAGTAGAGTGCAAGAAGTCCTACAGTGCGGAGTGGAATTTTTCCAACGATGTAGCTTTTTACTAAGTAGCTACTGAAACTTCAGGAGCAGAACCTTCAATAGTGTTCTTTAAGTGAGCAATTCTAGCTTCTTCAAGCTTGATGTCTGTGATGATCTGTTTGACTTTATCGTCAATTCTAACCATCTCAAGAGTGTATCTATTATTATCTAGATGCTCCTGTTCCCACTTCAACTCCAAGGACCTTTTTTGTTTGTATAGGTCTTGTATCATCTATAACCTCCTCATAGGTTATTCTGTATTTATCGGAAGCAAAAACTTTTGTTCCGATATGTTCCCATTTTATAACATTTTCTCCTAGTTTGTCAACTATGGCTTGTTCTAAGGAAACTGCGTTATCTTCTGATAACACTTCAAATCTTGCGTAGTGGTCGTAGGCATTTATTGTGACTGTAAATTTTTTCATGAAATTCCTTTCTACTTTCATAATGAGGCGGAACTGTGTCCGCCTCAAAATTTCTAATTATTATGCACCTGGTGATGCAAAAATACCTCTATAGTCAGATACACCAAATGAGTATCTTTCTCTAGCTTTGTATCTTACGTTACCAGTGTCAAAGTCACCTTCCATTGCAGTTTTGATAGCTGCTCTGTCAAAGTACTTCATACCATTAGGCACGTCTGTGATAATGTAAAAAGCATCTGGGTCAGTTAGGAAGTTGTTCACTCTATAACCTTGAGGAACCATTCCCATTGACGCAATTGCGTTTATATCATTATCAGCAGTACCAACTCTACCTTGAGACTTCATAAGTCTTTCAGCAGTGAACTGAAGTTCAGAAGGGATAATCATTTTAACACCTCTTGCAGCAATTTTTAGACCTCTTTCGTCTGTCATTGCAGCAATGTCAATTAATGATTGCTCTAATGAAGTTTCGTTCAAGTCGGCAGCCGTTGCTAATGTGTTTGATACAGTTCCACTTACAGTTGGGTGGTTAGTTGCAAATAATGCAGAACCATCACCTGAAGTGAATGTACCGAAACCATTAATTAATGGTTGTACCGCTTTAACTTGTTTAGTGTTCGCCATAGATCTAGCTAACGCTTTTGTATATCTACTAGCAAGTCTGTCATACAAGTTATCCTCAATAGCTTCTTCAGTAATTGCAAAAGCAAGAGCCACAGTTTCGTGTGTGTATCTTGCAGTGAAAGTTTCTTGAGCATTGTCAAAAACAACTCCACTTCCTTCTGCTTTAGTCTGAGCTTGAGCAAAACCTGATAACATAACTTCTTCTTCAAACGCTCTGTCTGAAGACTCAGTAGTGTATATTTCAGCATGCTGATTCTCGTAACGTTTATATTCCAGTCCGAATAGTGCATTCAAACCTGGTTCTAGTTCTTTAACTAGTTGTCCTCTTGATATCGCCATGTTCTATACTCCTTACGTACCAGTTGTTACTTTAAGTTCATGTTCTGCAATCACAACAACCCAATTAACGTTAGCAGATGCTACGTCATTGTTTGATGGATCTTTAGATGCTCCCATGATCTTTAATTGTTGAGCAGTAGTATTTAAAGTAGAGTCATCTAACTCTACTCCTGAGATATAGTCAGGTGAAGATCCTGCTGCGTATACAAGATCTGCAGTTTTACCTACATCAGTTACTGCTGAAGCACTAGCATTGTTTGATTGAATCTCGAACCTTTCATAAGGGTCGTCAGAAACAAAACCAACAATATCTGTTGCTGTGTTACTAGCTTCCAAGTGGTTAGCCCACGTTGGTTTGCTTGTTGATGCGTCAGTATAAAAAACACCATTTAGTGATCCTCTAAGATTGCCACCTGCGCCAGCTACTAATAAGTAACCGCCTGAAGTTTTCACTGGATCCCATTGATAGATCGCAGATGAACTTGCAGCAATGCTGTATTCAGATAAACCTTGGTTGTCTCTATTCTGACCAACTTTTCCTATTGCTTTCAATCCGAAAGCGGCGTCTTTATTTGCCATAGTTGTGTCCTCCTATTAGACATTAGTTTAGTTTATCCTTTGATAGCTCTAGTAATCGTTAAAAAATTAACTTTTCTTTGAACCACCGAAGGTTACACGAGTTTGTCGATCAATATTGATCGGCATACTTGGGTGCTGTTCCTTCATAAGATCGTTGTCAACTGCTTCGACATTATCTTGAGCTTGTTTCTGATAATAATCAGTTCTTTGCTCTGCAATCTCTTCCGGTACCCTAGCCAGCACTAGGCCTCCTACTCCGATCACTCCCTTGTATTTACCATCGTCCACAATTGGGAAATCTGAGTCTGGATATTCATCAGCTCTTACAAGCTCGTATCCGGATCTAATTCTTCCAGCGACGTTTTTAGTGTCTTGGAATCCCATAGATTCTACTCTGATCCATCTGTGTTTAAAACCTGTTGGTGCAGGGGGTGCATCTAAAGATGAAGGTGGAGTCCAAACTTTTTTCTTAGATTCTTTTTCTCTTGTTTGACTCGCACGGGATGCTCTTTTATCATTATTATTTTCCATATGCTTATGCCTCCTTCGTGATTTTTAATTGTTTCGCATATTCTTCTAGTGGCACACCTAATTTTTTAGCGATTGCTACCTGAGAGGATGTGAGTCTCACAGTTTTGCGACCAGTATTTGTACTTCGCTTCGCACTAGCTACTGTTTGTACGGGTTTGGTCGGAACTTCCCCTTTATCTGATGTAGTTGTATCAAATTTGTGGGGGAATTCAAGTCTTATTCTCTTATCAATTTCTTGATAATACTCGTCAGATTGAGGATCATAACCCTCTTGCTCTGTAAGTTTCTTATGTAGATCAAAAGCAGTGTAAGTCATAGCTGTATCTTGACCAAACCAAGCATTTCTAGATGCCCATGTTTCAGCCTTAGGATCAGGTGTTCCTTGTGATGCTTGTTGTCTATTTAAGTTTATTTCTGGTTGTTTAACTTCTTTTCTTTGTTGATTATATTCTTCTTGAGCAACTTTAGTTTCATTAAATTTAGCTCTTTTATAACCAAGTTCAGAAATTGCAGTTAAAGCTTCTGCTTCAGCTGTTAGATCATTTGCTTCTCTTGCTGCTGCAAGTTTTGCTTGAGCTGCTGCTAAACCATTAGTTATACTATCCTCAGCATTTTTTAAAAACTCAGGTTCGTATTTAGAGATTTTCTTTTCTGCTTCTTCTTTTGCTTTTATTTGTGCTTGAGCATAAGTTAAAGCTTCATCTTTCTGTCTCTCAGCTTCTCTCCATTTATGAGTTAGTTTAGCTATTCTTCTTTGTACTCCATCAGAGTATTTTTCTAATTCTTTTTCTTTATCGTCCTTTGTAGGCTCTTCTTTCTTTTCTTCTTTTGCTTCAACAACTGTTGAAGTCTCTTCTGTTTCACTAGTAGATGTTTCTACCTCAGGTGTTTCTGTTTCTGAAGTTTGAGTTTCTTCTAACTCAATTTCTGTATCAGGACCTGATGTATCTATATCGACTGTTTTATTTTCTTCTACGTCTAGCATAGTTTATCTCCTTCTATGATTAATATTGATGAAGTATATCTTCAGGGTTTTCAATGGTTGCTAAAACTTCATCATCATTTAGCATTCTTACTTCCCCACCATCTATTTGGATTCTTGATCCTGCATATCTTGCAAAGATAATCCAATCACCTTTTTTACACCAAGGACCTTCTGGAAATTTATCTTTGTCATAACAATGAGGACCCATTGCAAGAACTAAACCACAAGTAGATCCAATCTGTTGTCTCTCTAAAGTTTCTTGTCCAAGTAACAATCCACCTTTAGTTTTTTCTGGCATTTTAAATGGTAGAACAACTAATCTCCATCCAGTTGGTTTAGGTAATTTATTTGATTCTTTTGTTTTAAGACGTTCGTAACCGTCTACTTCTTTTTGTTTTTCTTCGTCGTATTTATCTAATAGTGCCGATTTAACTTTCGGGTCGTTCGAAGTCGACGACGTTTTCTGATCTTTCAATATCATTTTTTTGCTCCTTTGGTTCTAGCAGGTTAGAGATTTCCTGTGATATTTTTAAATAGGCATGTGCCTGTCCCATCATATACTTGTATTTTTCCATATTGTCAATAGCACCACCAATCATGGCATCTGCTATATCTTGATAAGACTCTTTAAGATGTTTTTGTACTTTATGAATTATTACTGTTTCTTCGTTTAACATTTTTCTTTCTCCTTTTGTTTAATAAATTTACTCTTGAATGCCAACACCATTCGGTCATTCTTATAGCACCTGTTTCAACAAATGCAACGGCATCATCTAAAAAACCAAAAAATCTATATACTAATCTGTCTAACATTTCCAACGTCTTCTAGCTTGTCTAATTCTAGAATTAGGATCATTTCTAGTTTTAGCAGAAGATCGTTTAAGTTGTCCAAGTGATCTTGCACAATATGACTTTCTACGTTTAGCAGCTGCTGAACCTTTCTTGACTTTACCAGTCACGGCTGTTTTTAATTTTGAACCAGGATTCGCTGCTCTATAGGCTCTAACACCTTTTGCTGTCATACCAGCACCAGATTTAGTTGGTCTATAGTTTGCACCTTTACCTGTAGTAGTTTTTCTAATTGGGTTTTCTTTTTTTCTCATTAAATTTTTTGCATCTCTGGATTATTTGATAAAATATTTTTTTCTGCTCTAGGTCTTGCAACAGAATCTTTACTTCTTTTTCTAAGTTGAGCAATAGCAGATTCTTTTAATGCTTTTTCTTTTTTTAATCTTTGTAAATCTTTTTCTAAATTCATTACAGCATACCTTTATAATATTTAGCATATGAAGGATTGTTTAATTTAACTCCACCATACTCTGAATTAATTGCTGGTCCAGTATATCCACCCATAGCTTTCTTAGTTCTTTTTGTAAAAGTTGCAACGTTAGTTGGTTTACCGCCTGGGTTACCTGCAGCTCTTTTTCGTTTGACAGCACTCGCCTTTTGCGACTTTGTCATTCGTGTGGCTTTTGCAAGTGGTACGCACTTTGGATATTTTCTCTTGCTCCCCTTCGATCGACCGCATGGTTGATACTTCCCATCTTTCTTTGGTGCTCCAATATCCACCCATTTTTCTTTCACCCATTTTCTTAAAGACATTAAACAAGACCTTTATAATAATTATCCATTGTCATTAAACCCCCTGTAGCAGCTTTCTTACGACTACCTTTTTTACCGCCTGGTGTAATTTTACCTGAGCAAACTCCTGATGCGTACATATTAGCATATGCAGAAGGATATACTTTGAATTTTCTTTTAGCCGCAGCTTTTCCTTTTGCACAAAGTTTTGCCATTAATCTTTTTTCTTTTTACTAGAGGTTTTTTTTAATTTACTTAAAAGATCTTTTGTTTTTTTAGGTAAATCTGAATCCATTATTTTTTTAACTTTATCCGGATTATTTTTTAAGTATTTTAAACCTGCAGATCCTAATCTAACCGCTCCACCAAAAAATTTATTTTCTCTATTTAAAGGTTTTGCTTTAGTAGTTCCGGTAGTTTTTTTTTGTATAGGATTAATTGGTTTACCTTTATACTTTTTTAAAGTGTCCATTGCTTTTTCTTTTTGATCCGAGGTCATTTTATTTTTATTTCTTAGTATTTTAAAATCATCTCCAGAAATTTTACCATCTTTATTTGCGTCAAGTTTTGCTTGACCACCTTTTAAATATCTTTTTCTATACATTATTTTTTTCCTCCGTTTTTAAATATTTGTGTACCCTTTATACCATAAATGCTCGCCACGACAAGGATCCACAAATTTGTGAACCAGCTCGGGAGCTGAGAGAACATATCGAAAAATAATTTTACCTTGTCCATTGCTGTCGGGTCATCTGATATGACTGCCCACGCGAGCACCAACACGGGCAAACTGAGAA